TCTATTACTGGGACTCTTCAGCGGGATTCACGAACCGTGGTGTAGACATCTCCACCCTGCCCGGCGCCAGCGACACGCCGTCTGCGGCGCTCTTCCGGCTTGTCTCCGACGCCTCGCGCTTCGTCCTAGCCTTCGGCACGACGGACTATGGCTCGACCACGCTCAACCCCATGCTGATTCGCTGGTCGGATCAGGAAAGCGCCGCCAACTGGACCCCCGCCGCTACGGGGCAGGCGGGAAGTCTGACGCTGTCTCGGGGCTCGGCAATCGCTGCCGTGGCGCAAACGCGTCAGGAGATCCTGGTCTGGACGGACACGGCGCTGTACTCCCTGCAGTACCTCGGCCCGCCCATCGTCTGGGGCTCGCAGATCCTTGCTGACAACGTCACCATCGTCAGTGACCGCGCCTGGGCTGTGGCGGCGGGCGTGGTGTACTGGATGGGCGACGAGAAGTTCTACGTCTTCGACGGGCGCACGAGCACGCTTCAGTGCGACATCCGCAAGTTCATCTTTGACGACTTCAATCAAGGCCAAAACCTTCAGGTCTTTGCGTCCACCGTTGAGCAGTTCAGTGAAGTGTGGTGGTTCTACTGCTCCGCTTCCTCAACTACGGTTGACCGCTACGCCGTCTACAACTACGCTGAAAAGATCTGGTACTACGGCAGCATGGCTCGGACGGCTTGGAACGACGCCAGTGTCTTTTCCAACATCCCCGTAGCAGCGGACTACAACTATCAACTGCTGTACCACGAGATCGGTTGTGACGACGGGTCGGTGAATCCTCCAGTGGCTATTGACTCCTACATCGTTTCCTCCGAATTCGACATTGACGACGGCCACAACTTTGGCTTTGTCACGCGGATGCTGCCTGATGTGACTTTTGCAGGGTCTACCACAGCGGTTGAGAACCAGTCCCTGAATATGTCGCTCCTGCCCCTGCAGAACTCGGGCTCCGGGTACACGCGGGGGGTGACGAACGTGGCGCCTTCGGCCAACATGTCGGTGGCACTCAACAACGAGCGCACGATCCAGCGTGACGCCAACAACGGCGTCGAGCGCTTCTCAGGCACCATCACACCCTACCAGGGCAACCTGTACATCCGCGTGCGCGGCAGGCAGATGGCGGTCAAGGCGCGTTCAAACTCGCTGGGCGTGCAGTGGCAGTTGGGCAAGTTCCGGATCGATCTTCGTCCTGACGGGCGCAAATCGTGAGTATCTGGGCCAACATCATCAAGCGGTTCAAGGCTCCGGCACTGCCGGTCGCCTCGCGCACCTACGATCCGCAGTACTTCGACAAGCTGCTGAGCGTTCTGCGGATTTACTTCAACCAGCTTGACAACCTCCTGGAGCAGATTGTGAGCGCATCCCCAGTGGCGGTTAATTTCTACGGCTCCGCGCTGGATGCGTTTGGACGCGCTCGCTTCAGCCAGCCTTTCACACTGTTCGACAGCCAGAACCGCTACGCCAAGAACGACCTGTTCAGTGAGAGCACCGCTACGGGCGGCAATGTGACCTACAGCGCCAACTCCAGCACGGTTGAGTTAAACGTCACCACGAGCAGCGGCTCGGAGGTTGTGCGCCAGACGTATCGGTCATTCTCTTACCAGCCTGGGAAAAGCCTGCTGGTGCTGAACACCTTCGTGATGCCCACGGCAAACGAGAACCAACGCATCCGTATTGGTTACTTCAACACCGAAAACGGGGTGTTCCTGGAGCGCGACGGCACCACGGTGTACATCGTCCGCAGGACGTATGTCACGGGGGTGGCGGTGGACACCCGCGTGGCCCAGGCCGATTGGAACGGCGACAAGCTCAATGGCACCGGAGACTCGGGCTTCACGCTTGACTTGACCAAGGCGCAGATCTTCTGGGAAGACTTCGAGTGGCTTGGTGTTGGCTCCGTCCGGGCTGGGTTTGTCATCAACGGTCAGGTCATCATCTGCCACACGTTCCAAAACGCCAACAACCTGACCAGCGTTTACATGACCACGGCAATCCTGCCGGTCAGGTACGAGATCACCAACACTGGGGTCAGCACTGCGGCTACGCTCAAGCAGATCTGCTCCACGGTGATTTCTGAGGGTGGCTATGAGAAGCGAGTGGCTACTGACGTTGTCCGCATGACGACGGCCAACACCAACATTGGTGTCAACTTTGTGCCTCTGATGTCTATCAGGCTGGCTTCTGGACGAACGGGGGCGGTTGTGATCCCGGACGGGTACTCGGTGCTGCCAACCGCGACCTCAACCGTCACGTTTGAAGTGGCGATGATCAAGAATGCCACCTTGACCGGCGCCTCTTGGGCAGCGTCCCCATCGGCTAATGTGGAGCAAGACCTGTCGGCCACTGCCCTGACCGGGGGCACGATCATCTTCTCAAGCTATGTCGTGGCATCAACGCAATCGTCTGCACCAATCGCCAATGGCACCGACTACAACTGGGATCTGCAGCTTGGCGCCACTCTGGCGGGGGTAAGCGATACCTACACCATCGCGGTTCGCGCACTGAGCGGCACGCATGATGCCATCGGCACGATGGCGTTCTGGGATCTGACATGACAACAGCTCCTGATAACTCCGCAATCGACTACTCCTTCGGGCCGGTTATGCCGGCTGCCTTGATGGCGCAGCGCAGCGTGGTTGACCCCAAGGTCAAGTCAGCGGTTGACAAGGTTCTTGACGCTTGGGGAACCAATGTCAAGGGCTCAGGGCAGCGCGTCATTCGTGACTACACCGACGCAGCCGACAGCGTCCCAGAGGATGTTTCCAAGGCATCAGATCAGGAGCGCCTTGGCTATGCAATGAAGGTGCTGGAAGGCTTTGAAAAGGCATCTCCGTTTTTCAGCAAGAAAGCGTTTGGCTCTTGGGAGTCTGCGGTACTGCCGTTTACGCAAGCATACGAGCCCGCGTCAAAGATCTACTCCGAATGGGTTCCTGACTACGTTCAGACTGACGAAGGAGGCGTGCCGTCTCAGGGCCCGGTAGATTACAGCCGTTGGGCTCAAGTTGCGCCGCAGCTTGGGTTCAAGGGGCAAATGTTTGAAGTCGGCTACGATAGTGAAGGCGGCTTCATGCAGGGCAATCCCACAAGGGCACTGCAGCAGTTCGTAGACCAAAAGCGGGCAGAGGGCTACGACTTTGTTTCCAAGCGCAGCAATTTCCATAACTACAACAACTACACGGGATTCAAACTGCCGTCTGGAGAGGTTGTTGCGCAGACCAAGACGGGCGACGACGACGACATCAAGTCCTTCTTTAAGGACTTTGTGCTGCCGGTAGCCACAACCGTCGTCGGTATCCCTGGCTACGGGGGAGAGGCAATCTCATCCCTTGGCAATGCGCTTCTTCCTGCTGAAGCAGCCAAGGGCATTGCAGGCGCATTGGGGGTCTCGGAAGCTGCAGTAACGGCTGCGGTAGGTAAGGGCATTGTGAATGCGGGCTTGTCCGCAATCACTGGCGGTGACCTGGGCGATGTAGCCAAGGCAGGCGTTTTGCCCTTGGCCGGCACAGGTGTGTCCAGTGTTGTTAGCGGCCTTGTGCCTGAATCCCTTGGCCCATTGGAGAAAGCTGCAGAGCGTGCCATCACCAGCGGCATCATGGGGGAGCTTAGCGGCAAGCAGGACTTTGGCGACGCTGTCGTGGGTAGTTTGACAGGCTCCGCTATTGGGTCTGCTAGTGAGACTTTGGGTCTGCCGTCAAGCGTTGTTCGGGGGGCTGTTGAGCTTGGCACCTCCGGCAAGATCGACCCGATGAAGGCGCTCACGGCGGCTACTGACTTTGTCCAACAGCTTGAAGAAAATCAACAGCAAGCCGTTATTGATCAGGCATACAGAGATCCTTCACGGGCCCTGGATGTAGTTCAGCCGTCACGCGATGTTGTGTCTGAAGAAGACGCGTTTACAGGCGGTGAAGGAGATGTTTTTAGCGGGGATTTTGAGACTGAAAGAACGATTGAAGATCTTGCAGAAGAACTGCTGAACATCAATCCGCCGGTCACGCTGCCCACAGAGCCAGCAGAGCCCGACATCTTCACTCCAGAAACTCAACAGCCGAAGGATGAATTCGTTGAGCCGTACATCACGACACCCAGCGAAGCAACAGAAGCACCTCCGTCTGATGAGCCCCCGGTAGAGGTCACAGCGCCGCCGTTCTTCGAGCCCGAGCCGGAATACTTCACGCCCAATATTTACGACTTGGCGCCTGTTGAGCCTGAGCCCGTAGAGCCGCCTCCTGTTGAGCCTCCGTTCTTTGAAGAGACGCCGCTATTCCCGGAGTTTGAAGAACCGCTTTTTACAGAGCCGCCTCCTGTAGAGCTGCCTGTTGCAGAACCACCCCTTTTCCCCGAGTTTGAGGAGCCGCCCCTTACCGAACCCGCTCCTGCTGAGCCGCCTCTTGCTGAGCCGCCACCCATTTTCCCCGAGTTTGAAGAGCCTCTTCTTACAGAACCACCGCCTGTTGAGCCGCCGCCCTTTTTTCCTGAGTTTGAGGAGCCATTTCTTACCGAACCACCGTTTGTTGAGCCACCGCCTGTAGAGCCGCCGTTTGTTGAATTACCGGTTGTTGAGCAGCCTCCTGCAGAGCCGACCTTTGCGGAACCACTTCCTGTTGAGCCGCCTCCCCCGTCGCTTGATGACATCTTCAAGTACATTGATGAAGATGTCGCGACCCAACGACCTGTCATTGATACTGGTTTACCAGCAAAGGACGAGTGGGAGCAAATCCTGGAAGAGATTCTTCCTACTTTGCCGCCAGAGGGTGGCGTCGGAAGCGTGGATGAAGGTTACGACCTAACGCAAGAAAGCGTCTTTGACCCAACCTACGGCGGCACGCTGACGCTAGATACTGCTGCTACCGAAGGGGACTATGGGCAGGAAATTTTTGACCTGTTGGAGCAACTGAATGGCGTCCCTGGTGCTATCGTCCCTGGCGGCGCAGATCAAGGACTTGAGTCCTCCACGGGCAACATCGTGGACTACGCGGGGAATGTCATCGCGGCCCCGTCGCCTGCTCCTGCGCCCGCTCCTGCGCCGGCACCAGCCCCAGCACCCGCTCCGGCGCCGCGCCCACCCGCGCCCACCCGCTCGCCAATGGGAGACCTACAGGGCTTATTCGCGCTGATGGCAATGATGAATCAGCAGAAGAAGCAAGAACAGGATCGGCCCAACATTGCAGATGTTCAAGCAGGGCTGAGAATGTCGCCCTATGGATTGCCCTACGGAGGATGATATGGATGATTATTACACCGCTGAAGATTATTACTTGCCCGGTGTGTCTGATGCGGATGTAAACGCCGCATTGGGGTACGACATTCCTCCGGCCTATACGTGGCTCAGCGGTATGTCAGAAACCGCCGCGCAAGAAGGCCCCGGCGTATCTGGTGCCAACAATCCCACAGCAGCGGGGTCATATCAAGCCAGCGCCCTTGACCCTCTCAGGGCGTTTCTCTCAAACCCGTCCATGCAGGCGTTCAACAGCCTGATGAGATCCGGCGTCGGGATGGGCGGCACAGTGGGTCTGATGGCGCTTCTTGGGGCACTGAACCGCGCCAGTCCTTCGGGCGGCGGTTATACCCAGGTGGCATCTCCCACTCCGACGAACCGCACCATGGTGCAGGGGAAGTACGGGCCCATCGCTCAGTACGCTGCCCAAGGCGGTCTTATGCACGCCTATGCCCATGGCGGTGCTGTCACAGGCACCCACAAGAACCCTCTTCGCATGGAGGATGGCGGCTTCGTGATGACCAAGCGGGCGGTGGACGGCGCTGGGGGCCCAAGGGGTATTGCTCAAATGCTTCCCGGCGCTCGACCGATTGTGGGCCCGGGGACTGGCACAAGCGACCACATCCCTGCGACAATCGATGGGAACACCCCGGCCAGGGTGTCCAACGGAGAAGCCTACGTGCCCAAGCGTGCAGTCAACCAAGCAGGCGGCGCCAAGGCACTCTACGCGCTGATGAACCAGCTTCAAAGGAGAGCGTGATGGATGTCACCACAACTACCGGCACGACCAGCCCGGCGATCACCCCGGGTCAGTCCACGCTCTCTGCCAGCTTCGGACCCTATGTTCAGGACATGTTGTCCAAAGGATGGGGCGCGGCCAATCAAGCCTACCAGCCGTTTACAGGTGATCGGTTTGCTGCAACGCCTGATGCGCTAAAGAACGCGTTTACAGGATTTCAGAACCTGGGCACGTACAACCCAACGCAGTTCAACACGGGTCTTGGCGCTCTGGGTTCTGTTCAAGACTACATGAACCCGTATACGAGTAATGTCACTGACATCGCTGCACGGGAAGCCCGCAGGCAGGCTGACATCAGCCGCCAATCGGAGCAGGCGCGGCTTGCTCAAGCGGGCGCCTACGGCGGTAGCCGACAGGCGATCATGGAGGCGGAGCGGCAGCGCAACCTGGGTCAACAGATCTCGGACATCAACATCAAGGGATTGCAGGCTGCGTTTGATCAGGCCCAGAAACAACGTCTTGCCGAGTCTGAGCTTGGGCTGAAATCCCAACAGTACGGCGAGCAGGCGCAGCAGTACGGCGCCAAGTTCGGGCTGGATGCACTCCAGCAGCAAATGGCTGCGGGCGAGAAAGAGCGGGCCATCGCTCAACAGCCGTTGGACTTTGGCTACCAGCAGTTCCAGGAGTCTCTGAAGTATCCCTACCAGCAGGCGACGTACATGCAGAGCCTCTTGCAGGGCCTCCCGCTTGAAGCTCCGAAGTACAGTGAAGGCGACTCCTTGCTGGGGGCGCTGACCCAAGGCGGCATCGGCGGGCTGGCTCTGTATCAGATGCTGTTCGGGAACCAGTCCAACACCACGACGGGATGATCATGGCAGGTCTTCAATCCCTTATCCAAGGCGGAAACAAACCTGCCATGCCCGGCCAAGCAGGGGCGTTTACAGCCCTTCCTGCACAACAAGGGCGAAACCCTGTTGCATACACCAGGGCGTTGAAACAGATCCCAGCAGAAGACCTGATCAGGATCTACAACGACCCAAATGACATGCGGCCCAAGTGGGCTGTTGCTTCTGCTTATGCCGATGCGATGAAGGCCAAGGCTCTACAACAAGGAGCCATGGGCCAACAAGCTCAAGCCCAGAATGCTGCGGCGCAACAAACGCCTCCAGTGGCAGATCAGGTCATGGCTGTCATGGCTGCTTCTGGTGGGGAGATGAAGTCTTATGCCCCTGGCGGGGAGGTTGGCGATCTTGACGGGGACATCGTTGCTCAGCTTGATCCTAGCTTTGGCGGCTCACGTGTCACTGACCAAGAAGATGCTGCGCGAGTTGAAGAGGCTCGGCGCCAAAGGATTCGCCAGCAATTTGAATTTGTTCAAGCATCCGGGTCTGAGCCTGCAGTGCAACGGATGCTGCAGCAGCATCCATGGTTGGCGCAAGGGCGGTCTGCTGCTCAAACACCTGCCCGCACCGCCGCTTCGTCATCTCCGCCCGCCGCACGCTCTGCGACCGGCGTGACGCCGCTTACCTCGATCTTTACTCCGCCCGCCGCAACTTCGCCTGCGGCAGAGGCTCCAACAGGTCTTTCGCCCTACTCTCAAAGACTTGAAAGAGCGGAAGAAGAACGAAATCGAATCGTCCAAGAGGGGGCGGCCATCTCTCCAGAGGTGTTGGCTGCGCGGCAGCGCATGGAACAACTCTCAGCGGGAAGGCTTCAACGGTCTCAACAGGACGCGGAGAAGATTCGTTCAGAAGGAATCAGGCAACTTCAAGGAAGGATTGATGCTGCCCGGCGTCCGTTGATTGATGATCCTGAAGCCCTGCTTTCACTTGCGGCAAGCATCAATCCTCAGCGCGGCAAGACGATGGGCTCCCTGGCCGGGGGCCTATCCTCTATTCTTGCTGGCAGGAGAGCTAGGGCCGAGAAGGCAGAAGAGGGCATCTCTGTTCTCAACGAGAAGGTTCGTCTTCTCAATTCTCAGTATCAAGAGTCTGAGTTTTTGGAAGAACAGAGGAAGTATGCCATCCAAAACCGTGACGCAGATCTGAAGCGGGAGACGGATCAGAAGATTGCCGATAACAACGTCAGAATGCGGCAGACGCAAGCCGAGATCGATACTAGGCTTCAAGATGTTAAAGCTCGGGAATCGGCGGCAAGGGCCTCAAGAGATTCCGCGGCACAAGGGCGAGAAATGATCGGTCTGCAGAGGTTGACCGTAGCACTGGACAACCGGAACAAAACGTATCAAAAAGCAAGGGCGGATTGGTTAAACAGCACTCCAGTCAAACTGGCTCAAATGGCCGCTTCCGCACCCAACGCACCAAAAGAAAAGACTGATGCTTGGGAAAAAATGCAACAAGATTTTGAAACGTCTTTCAAAAACAGCCAGGAAATCCGCAATCTTGATGCTGCCATTTCCAGAATGAGCCAAGAGGCAGGTGTTCCCATGCCATCCTCTGTAAACACCGCAGGATGGAGTATTGAAAAAGTTAAAACGCCCGGCCAGGAATAACCATGCCGACTTACGAAGTCACTGCTCCTGATGGCAATCGGTATCGTGTTACTGCCCCGGAGGGAGCAACACAAGACCAGATCATTCAATATGTCCAATCTCAAGTTGGACGACAGGCCATCACTGCTCCTCCGGCCCCTCAGCCAGAACAGAGCGGCGTTCTTCGGCAGATCCTCGATGTTCCCCTTCAGGTTGTCCGGGGCGGTGTTGGTGGCATCAGGATGCTGGCCGACCTCTTCGGGGCGGGATCTTCGGCATCAGAGGCACTCAAGTCTGCCGATACTTGGCTGGCAGATCTTCTGTCTTCTCAGGCAAAGAATGACCAGAGAAGGGTTGCAGAGATCCTCAAGGAGGCAGAAGACAAGGGTGTCCTTGCTCAGGTTGGTGCTGGTCTTCGGGCTCTAGCCACCGCCCCTGTAGATACGCTGGCCCAGGCTCTTGGGTCTACCGCGCCGGTAATCATTGCTGGTCTTGCTTCTGGCCCTGTTGGGGCTGCTCTTGGTGTGGCCCGTGCCGGTGCTGTTGCCATGCCTGCTGTCGGCGCGGCCATGGGGGTTGGTGAGGTCAAGGGCTCCATCTACGAGGCTGTCGAGCAGGCTTACAAGGAGAAGGGCGCCTCCGATGAGATCGCTCGGGCCAAGGCTCTAGAGGCTCAGTCCTATGCAAGTTCCAATCTTCCGTCCATGGTTGCTGCCGGTGGGTTGGGGGCAATTGCTGGCGGTATGGGCATTGAACGTCCTCTGACGTCCATGCTGAGCAGAGGTGCTGTCAAGGATGTTGCAGAGCAGCAAGCTCTTCGAGATGCCGAGAGGGGCCTGCTGTCCCGCGTCGGTCTTGGCGCTCTTCAAGAAGGCGCTCCTGAGTTCGCACAAGCTGGACAGTCTCAACTTGCCCAGAACATAGCCTTGAGGAGTGAAGGCTTTGATGTTCCTCTGTTCAGGAATGTCTTTGGTGCTGGCGCAATGGAAGGTGCTGCCGGGGCCATCCTGGGTGGTGGACTTGCTGTTCCTCGCACTGGTGTGGAGCGTTTGCCGGGTCAACAAGAGGGTGAGTCCGACTCTGCTTTCGCCCGTAGGATGAGCCGGGAGATCGACGCCGCTCGGCGTGCAGAACAGCCTCTTGCCCCGGTGACGCCGCCCGCCGCCCCCACTGAGCCTGTTGTTTCAACGGCCCCGGAGGGAGAGGATGTCTTCCGCCTTCCCGATGGATCAGTCGGCACTCTGGATCAGGTGAGGGCGTATGCCATGAACCTGCCGCCGGAGCAGCGGGCATCCACGCTTCAATCCATCCTGGCGCAGCGGGTTCCCCGAGAGAAGACTGTCCCGCCCGATCTCGTTACACAAACGGCTACACAGCCTGCAGAAGGCGCTGCGCCGACAACGCTGCCGCTCACTCCCGTTGAAACGGCAGAGAAGCCAGCCACCGAGATCCCTGAGCAGGCCAAGCCCACCGAGACCAAGCCGGCCCAGGCTGAGACCAAAGAAGAAGAGCAAGCCGCGGCGGATGAGGCGAAGGCCGAGCAAGCGTCAGAGCAGCACGCGGTCGCTGGCTATCCCGTCATTGAGTTGCCCCTTGCTGAGTTGATGCTGTCGAAAGACGTTCCTCAGTTCAAGTCGGATGCTGATGCCAAGGGTGTTGTTGAGGCCCTGGGCGGCACGTTTGACCGGCGCGGTGTCGCGCCCATCCAGGTCTGGAAGCGAAACGATGGCCGCATGGAGGTGATCTCCGGGCGGCATAGGTTGGATCTTGCCCAGCGCAGTGGAGAACAAACCATCCCTGCCCAGATCCATGAAGAGGCTACTGGTTTCGATGCCAAACAGGCAGCGATGCTGGATGCCGAGTTGAACATTCGGGACCAACAGGGGAAGGTCAAGGACTATGTCGCCTACTTTGAAAATGCAGGAATCCCAGAAGCAGATGCCGACGCAAGAGGTCTTCTGGCGCGGGCTCCGGGAAAGCAAGGCTTCGCCATCGCAACCAAAGGAAGTCCCGAGCTTGTTGCGGCGCATCGTGCCGATGTCATCCCTGACGCAGGCGCAGCCGCAATCGCCAACGCCGCCCCCGGAGACTCCCGACTCCAAGCAGTCGGCATAAAGGCCATCCAGGAGGGGAAGAGCCCTCTTGCTGCTGTAAACATCATCAAGGCGGTACAGGAGATCTCCAAGGGCCGTCCTGCGCTAGAGGGTGGTGACCTCTTTGGGTTTGATGACTCCGCCATGAAGGAAGCTGAGGAGATGGCGAAGATCGCCACTCTCAAGCAGAACCAGATTGCGCAGAGGCTTGCTGCCATCTCTGGCGCCAGCAGGCGCCCGGAGATCGCCAAGAAGGAAGGGATCGACATCAAGGATCCCGAGGCACTCAAGAAGCGGGAGAAGGAACTCCGTCAGCAGAAAGCGTCCTGGGATAACTGGTCAAGCTCTCCTGAGCTTGTGCAAGAGATCCGCAAGGAGATGGAGCCTGCAGAGAAGCCGGAAGAGAAGCCCTCTGTCCGGGAAGCTGAGCCCAAGGAACTTCCCAAGGATGTTGAGGCCAAGATTGATGCACTTGGCAAGGCTCTTCAGAGGATCCTGACCCGGTATGGCCTGAAGGATGTGGGTCTCCGGTTGGTTGCCGACATGAAGGCCGAGGGGGAGTACGCCTCCAAGGTTCTCAGTCTGGCACTTGATGCGACAGATCCTGTCGTTGCTCTGAGGCATGAAGCAATCCATGCCATGAAGGAGCTTGGCTTCTTCTCCCCGGCGCAGTGGAAGTCTTTGGAGAGGCAGGCCAAGGAGAAGTGGGTCGATCAGTACCTGAAGAAGAAGAATGTAAACAGACAGCCTCTGCAAGAAGGGCAGATGTCCCGGTACGACGCCTACATGAAGTTCTACGGCGGCGACGAAGAGGCGATGCTGGAGGAGGCTATCGCTGATGCCTTTGCCGATTTCAGCGCCACCAAGGCTCCTGCTGGGATGCTCCAGGCTCTGCTGAAGAAGATCCAGAACTTCTTCCAGGCTATCAAGGAGGCATTTGGTGCCGCGCTTGATGCAGAGCGGATATTCAAGAAGGCCGAGCGGGGCGAGCTTCGTGCCGGCCCCATCGAGCCCGATTCTTGGAAAGACACTGCACAGGAAGAGAAGGACGCCGAGAAGTACGAAGAGCAGAACGGCATTCTTCCCTACACCTCGGCGGGGCAGATCGAGGCGCCTGTTGAAACGCCCAAGCTCTCCATCAAAGCCCCGTATGGGGAGAAAGAGCTTGCCAAGGGCAAGGAGAACCATCCTGTTCTGAACGTGCCGCTCAACGCGAATGGCACGGTCACCCTGTACTTCCCGACCAGCAATCTGTCCGCCCGGGAAGTCGCCAAGACCAAGAGACTCAAGGCGACCAGCCCAACGTCCAACCGGATCTACCTGACCAACGAGTCCAATCCTGCTGCTGTCCGGACCAGGGCTGGCAACATCGATCAGGGTCCGATTGAAGCCAACGTGATGGTTCAGGTGCCGCCGGAGATGCTCCAGTTCGACATGGAGCATTCGGATGGCCGGAAGGACTTCTTCATCCAACTGGCAGAGGGCAATGCCTTCGCCGAGAAGATGAAGATGACCAAGCTGTTCACGCTCTACAAGCCGCGCAGCGAGGCTATCGCCAAGACCACGACGATTGGTGACATCGGCAAGGGCCTTGAGTCTGCCATCTCTGCGTACAAGCAACTCTCGCCGGCAGATCAGCGTGCCAAGCTCGCCCAGGCCCGGCAGGTGCTCAAGGACGAGCACAACGTCGGCACCCTCCTTGGTGAAAACGGGAAGCTGCAGAAGACCCGCTTGAACGAGTACCAGCTTCCGGAAGACATCCAGAACAGCGTGGCGTCTCTGGGGCTTGGGCTTGCCAGCGCCCAGAAGATCAACGAGCGCAACCTGTCTACCTGCCCGCAGTCGGCCCGGTGTGAGGGTCTGTGCCTGGGTGAGACCAGCGGTCAGAACCAGCTTTACGGCGGTGATGGTCCGTTCCGCGCCGGCCCCAGGCTGTCTCAGTATCTCAAGACCGAAGCTCTGGTGATGCACCCGGAAGAGTTCGGCATCGTCCTCTACGACGAGATCAAGAAGTTTGAATCCTGGGCCAAGAGCGACAAGGGCTTTGAGGTCATCACGGAAGAGAACGGAGAAAAAAGTCGCGTTAAGAAGCAGGTTTACACACCTGCTATACGTCTGAACGTGACGAGCGACTTCCCGCCGAAGATGCTCAAGCCGTTCATTGAGGGGTTCCCTGGCGTCCGGTTCTATGACTACACCAAGCTGGCAACGCCGGGCCCGATTGCTGACAACCACCACCTGACCTATAGCTCTGACGGCGCGGCTCAGGTTGTTGAAGGAAAGACGGTTGGTGTCGGATCCAACTGGGACGCCATGATCAAGCGTTTGAACAATGGGTTCAACGTGGCGATGGCGTTTACAAGCAAGCGGGACATGCCCGACTTTGTGCTGGACGAGAAGACCGGGGACAAGTTCCAGGTCTGGAACGGCGACAACTACGACGCCCGGTTCCTGGATCCTCGGCCCGGCCAGAAGGGCAACCTCTTCAACAAGGGCATGATCATCGGCCTGACCAACAAGGACAGGACGGGCAGGCCAGAAGACGCCGCACTACGGCACGATGGGTTCTTTGTCGATTACGACCGGGAGAGGGACGGAGACACCGTTGTCATCCGAGACCAAGAGAAGATCAAGGCCGGCAAGAAGATCATCCCGATTGCCAAGCCCAGCCTGCGTGACACTGTCAACGTAGACGGTACTGAACGTCCCACCACCAGCAGCACCAACAAGCCTATCTACCCCACTGAAGAAGGAACCAAGAACTTCTGGAGGTGGTTCAAGGATAGTGCCGTTGTTGATGATGATGGAAGGCCTTTGGTTGTTTACCGTGGTGTTGATACTGACTACGGCACTACGGCCCGGGTATCTAAAGAAGGCGCCCTTGGTGCTGGCATTTACACGACCCCAAGCGCAAGTTTTGCTTCGTATTACGCAGAGGGCGAGTCGCCCAATGTAATGCCGCTGTATGTGTCTCTGCAAAAACCTTTGCTGTTGAAACACAAAGGCAACGAAGACCCGATGATCATGGCTCTTGTCCAGCTTGGCATGAAGCAGGACAAGGCCGAGGCCATGGTGGAGAAGGCTTATGAAGAGAAGGGCTACATCGGAAAACAAGTGATGAACCGAGCCCTTTCTCAGGGCTATGACGGTCTCATGCAGTACCGGGATGGAAAGCTGACGGAGATTGTTGCTTTCAATCCTACCCAGATCAAATCTGCCATCGGCAACGTTGGAAAGTTTGATCCTGTAGATCCGAGCATCAAGGCAAGCCTGCGTGATACGACAGATCCTGTCACCCGTGCCCGGGTTGATCAGATCACCACCCCACGGGAAGAGAAGTCCTTCATCAAGCGGATTACCGAGGCCATTGCCCCGAAGTCTGCATCGTCCTTCCGGGCGGCTTTCCTGGATCGGTACAACCGTCTGAGCGAGTACGACAAAGAGCTTGTCCGCCTGATGGGCGGCGCTCCTCTGCTTGCAGATGCAAGTTCTCATGGCGCTGCGCTCATGTCTGATCTGAGTGCCGGTGTTCTGGCCGGGGCCATGGGGGTGCATGACGGTGTTGGCGGCATCCCTGTGTATGTAAACGGTCACACCAAGATCGTCAACAACAACAACACGGTCAAGGGGCCGATTGCCATCTTCGCCCCGCTGGCGAAGTACAACGATCCGTTCATCTACCAGAAGTACCAGACCTGGGCCGCTATAAACAGGGGCATCCGTTTGTACGGACAGGGTAGAGAAACCGGGATCATCACGCCGGCAGATCGTGCTACTGCCGCGCAGATCCTCAAGGATCATCCTGAGTTCAAAGACATCCATGATGAATGGATCAAGTTCAACAATGGTCTGGTTAAATATCTGAAGGACACCGGGGTTCTCTCTGAAGAAGCGGCCAAGGAGTTTGTCAAGTATTCGGACTACATCCCCTTCTATCGGCAGGTAGAAGGGGAGGAGACTGTCGGGCCCCAGATCTTTGCATCCTTGTCAGGGGTCCGCGCACCGAAGAAACTTAAAGAGTCAGAATTAAAGATTGGAGAATTCCTGGAGACCGTGGTTCGGAACGTCCAATATTCCATTGAAGCGGGGATGAAAAACGTCGCAGCACAGAGGGCTGTAAACACTGCTGTGCTTATTGGACAAGCCAATAGGCTGAACTATGCCTCTTCTGCTCCAAATGTGATTAAAGTTCTGGAAAATGGACTAACTTCATATTACGCCACCAAGGATCCTCTCTTCGTGGAAGCCATGAAGAGTCTGAACCTGGGGGATCTGCCGTTCATCGGCCTGCTGGCCGGGCCGGCAAACCTGCTGCGGAACTTGGTCACAAAGGATCCTGCCTTCATGCTTGCCAACATGATGCGGGACTCGATGTCTGCCTGGGTGTCTTCCGGGGTCAAGATGACACCCATGGTGGATACCCTGACAAACTTCACCAAGGCCCTAAGAGGGCAGAACCCCGAATACGCGGCACTTCTCAACTCTGGGGTGATCGGTGGCTATGACTACTCCCAAGGGGTAGAGATCAGCGCACAAAGGTTTGACCGGGCCCTTCGCAAGGAAGCGGGTGTTTATACGCCAGCAGAGCAGTTGGCCCGCCCCTTTGTCTCTCTTTGGGATGCCCTT